TTCAATGCTATAGACGCACCTAACCCAGCAAGTCCAAGATTCATTTCAATTCCACCAGAAAGGAAATTGTCTGTACTCTCCATTCCAATCTTACCTAGAGTGGCAGTAGTTTTTTTAGCGTAACCCAAGGTGAGTCCAGGCAATACTCCAAATATAGATTCGTTTATTGAATCTGTGGCATTAATTGAAAGACCTCCGCCAGCCTGTAAACCAATAGAACCTTGAGCATTTAAACTAGTAGCTCCTGTTTGGAGTTTATATTTTCCACCTATTACTTTCTTTTCATCTCCAGTTGTTGTTTCAAACCCCGCCTTCTTTTCAATGATTACATTATTAGCTGTTAACGTAAAGGCTTCTGATGCTTGGAACGCCATCTTACTACTTTCAAGATTAACCGATCCTGTTTTATTACTGACATTGAATCTACCTTTTTTTACCGCAACAGAATAATCACCATCAACTTTATCCACTCTATTACCAATAATATAATTTTCTTGTGAACCGTCAACAGTAGTATAATCGTTTGCTTCAATATGTGTATATTTAGCTCCTAAAATTATATTATAATAATTATTAACTATCTTATCTACTTTAATTCCAGTAGGATGTATTTCTGTAAACGTTCCGGTTCGATGATACCAATGCATCCTTTCCCAATTAGGAGTATCATCCATTTCAATAACGTGTCCACTTTCTGATTGATGAACATGATTGTAAGGATAGATTGCTTGCCAGGGAATTTTAGGTTCAGACCAGCTCTTACCATCAGCAGTGGGAATATCCATTTGTCCTGCTTTTCGGTTTTCCATTTTCTCAAATACAATACCCGAAACTCTTGGATCACTCGTATCAGTATTTCCACGAATACCTCTTGCTAATCTATTTGTTGTAGGCTCTTGTAAATAATCTAAATTTCTAGTTGTCGATAATTCTGTATTTGCTAAACCCGTATCGGGATATGTTGACCTAAGTGACTGTTCTACAACTTTGACAGTAAATGGAGGGGGCCCGGATTTCGGGCCAGTTTGACCAATTAAGGCTCTCACTTCAGGTTGTCCTTTAAGTGTTACATCATCTGATACTTTAACAGTTTGTGCATCTTCAGTAGGGTCTGGTCTGGCATTATGAATAATAGTGGCAGGTTCTCTAGGAACCATATCATTAAGGGGATTATAAGATAAATCTCTTGATCCTTTTTCATCTGGAAATAATGTATGACCAATATCACCACCCTCTATTCTTGGATCAAGAAATCCTTTTCCGCCTGTTGCTGTTCCATCATTATTTACACCTTTTGCATCTAATTCTGGTATACCACCAAGTGTTCCGAAAAACATTGGTTCTTGTCCAGCCTCACCATCTCTATAAAACCCAAGTACCCATGTACCTTCTACTGGTCCCAAAGGAGATGAACCAACACCTGTTTGACTTGCAGAAGTAATCGGAGCAACAGGATATGCCCAAGGTAAACTAACAGTTGGTTGATCATTCTTGTTTTCTGAATGCCAACCTAAAACTCTAACTTTACATCTTCCAAGATAAAGAGGATCGTGGCGGTCTTCGACAACTCCTTGCCACCAAACGAATCCTTCTTTTCCCATAAAATATGACATAATTTTTTTACCTCAAAAACAAAATTTTATCTTAACTATTTCTTGATTGGTTTGCAACCATTGACGGGTCTTGAGCAACAGAACTTCCTCTACTATCTCCAACTGATGATTTTAAAGAATCCTTTATTGCCTCAAATTCTATTTCATACTTTTCTGTAGTGAAATGATGACGCAATTTAGTAATTAAATAATAACCACTTAAATAGGTATGTTGTTTGGATTGAGCCATACCCGTTCTGTCTTCTATAAACTCTGTAGGCATTTTAAATTCTATCAAATCTCCTACTGATCTAGTAGATAGTCCGGCCGCTCTAATATTTAATTTAATATTATTAATCTGTTGACTTTGTACTATTCGTGATTGCATCCATTGTTCTACTCTATTTGGAATAATGTTCAAACTAGATTTTACATTTCCTTTTACTCCCTCTGCTCCAAGGTCTTCTTTAAATACAACATCATGTCCAAAATTTGAGGGATAAAAACATAAAAGAGCTTCTTCTGTTGTTACTTTTTTCCTTAATGCAGTTTGATTTGGAGTACATAATCCACCCTTTTCTAAATGAGTAAATGTATCATAGAACGAACTGGCATCCTTAGCTGCTTTAGCATAATCTTTTATTTCCACCGCACCTGTCTTTTCATCAACAACGACTTCACTTCCTCCATCATTTGGATCAAAAAAATCAAATTGTAATTTATCATATGACATTCTAACTAAATCATGTGTGAGTAAAGTATTGGTATACATTCCTTTTTGAAGATTTTCTATAACATCAAAATTAGAAGAAAATTGATATGAATCAACAGCTGTCATTTCTATAGCGACATTTTTAGCATTGTCACCTTTTGCTCTTAATCGTTTTGGTTGAACTACATATGTTTCTTTAACAGGGTTTTCTGGTACAGTATATACTAATTCTTCTGGCGACGCATTTTCTGCTTCGGCTGTGTATCCTGTTCCTCCTCCCGCCATAAGAGTTTCTAAAGATATGAAAAAATATCCCTTTATAGTTTCATAAAAAACAAAACTAGATCCGACTGCATGTTTTCCTGCCGACACTGCTCTGCCTGCCAAAAAATTAAAGGCTTTAAACGGAGTATAATTTGGTATAATTAAATCTGTGGGATTTTTAGTAGGTTCAATAAAAATCTTTTTAGCATCCGCATATCTACCCTTCTCAAAAAACTGTCTATAGAGTGTCCGTACTACATCAGAAACTTTTCGTGGTTCCAAAGTAGCTGGATCCAGAGAAGTTTTTTTAACTTTCTGTTTTAAATTTAAAATATATTCTTCAGAGACCAGGTCTAATTTATAAGTTAGTGTGCCCTCATTAATTTTGATAATATTAGAAAGTTTAACCACTCTAAATTTAAGGTCTATTATTCCTTCATTTTGACTTCCCGCAAAGGGGCCTGTAACATTCTCTTCTCTTTGTCTTTTAAGACCCGCCGTTCTTATTTTTATCTCAATAGTTTCTTCACCAATAATAGGTACGCTTTCCATTAATCCTATACCATCTACTATTCGTATATTTCCAGTAAGACAATTTGCGAACATATCTTCAAAAATATTCAAATCTGACCACGCAGCCTTTAAATTAATATCACCCTTTCTGTTAGGGGAAGTAAGGAGTAGTGTTTGAAGTTCAAAATCTCCAGGAAAAGTAGGCAATTTACCTGCATCGGGATTTTTTAAAAAATCACTTTTTGATCCATGATCTGAGACTTCTGGAGACACTCCTGGAGCATTTGATCTCTTCTCACTAACTATCAGTTTTGTGTCTGCCATCAGTTAAATTTCTCCGCATGTTCTGCGAGTATACCTGCAACATATCTACTATCAATTAATTTTATATCTCGTTTAGCTTCATTTCTATCTACTTCCCAATTATAATAATATACAATCTTTCTTGTTTCGGGGACCAGATAAAGAGAATTATATGTTGTTAAATCAATTTCAATCGTTGCTTTAGGGATAGGGTCAGATGTACTAGTTGCCTCCACTTTTTCTCTAACAGTTTGTTCGTAGTGGTGCACAGTATTTTTTGCGATTTGAAGAGACCCATATTTGTTCTTAACATAAGCTCCAAACTCTCTAGCATTTAATGGCCATTCAAAAATTGGATCATGTATATTATTAATTAAAAAAATCAACCATGTATATTTTACATCACCATATTGTTTAAATGCGGTCACATCAGGCCGTTCTGCTTCTGGTATACTATAAGGAAAATACGCAACAACATCATTTAAAACAGCTGCCTTTATTTTTGACCTAATCATAATATTAATGACAGATTTAGTTTTTGTAGGTTTCGCGCCAGTAATATCATAATTAATTTGTGGGTAGTGCTGAAAAAATTCAGACATAATTAATTTCTCCTGTTATTAAAATCCTTTAGCGATTTTTTCTCTATACATTACTTCTAATTCCATAAAAGAAAGTTTCATTGCTATACTTACTGGGTATTGTGTTTTATCAAAAAATAAAGCCGTACTTTCTGTAGAAAAATCTAAATCACAAGAAGTTAATACTGATCTTCCTATTTTAAACAGAGGATTGCTTGCTTTATCTGCTAATGGTTTGCCATCAATTTTAAATGTAATTTCAAACTCATCAGGATAACCAAATAACATTGAAGGAGCAGTTTGACTATCTCCTCCTTTATGAGAAGGTAACATAGCCGTTTTAAACGCAGTTGCAATTTTTGTACAGACTTTAGATTCACTTTCACTTTGAGGTAACATTTGAAAACTAAATTCATGTGTTCTCATATCAGACGGACCCTTATATGCGGCAATAATATAAGGATTAAGTACGGCTCCTTGATCCCGTTCCATTATATTTTTCGCGCCCTCAAATTTAACATTAGCTTTCGCTCCCGCTTTAAGTAACATCACCTTTTTACCCTCACTTTGCATTCCCGTTTTAGCGGCTCCCATCACTTGTTTAAATGCCTCAACATTCATTCCCCCTTGATCTCGTATTGCTTTTGTCATAGCAGGAGCTGCTGCTCCCATAGATCCTAATGCACTTGTTTCATAATCCGACTTATATGATGTATTTAAAGCATCACCAGGAATATATAATGCTATATTTAAAGTTTGTCTATCTCTGTCTTTAAAATTAAAGGCTGAAAAAGATATCCAGTGATTAATATCTACTCCAATAGTAGAGGGATATTCTAAATATTGTACTCCTCCCGTGCCCATTTCTGATCCATTGGCTAATGTTAAAGGCCCTTCATAATCATAAGATTTTGAGGATTCTTGTACTAACTCACCTTTATCATCATCCCAAAAATATATAACTTCTGTGTAAATTTTCATTACGGACATCCTTTTGTGATTGGTATTATTAAACTATCTATATATTTATATGGCATACAAAGGAAAGTTTCGCCCACAAAATTATAAAAAATATAAGGGTGATCATACTAAAATTATTTATCGTTCTGGGTGGGAATTAACCTTCATGAAATACCTAGATAGGCAACCTGAAGTCTTGCGATGGTCTAGTGAAGAGGTTATTATACCCTATCGGTCCCCTATTGACGGCAGAAAACATAGATATTATCCAGATTTTTGGGTTAAAACTGTTCAAGGTGAATCTCTAATTGAAATCAAACCTAAGAAACAAACAAGACCCCCTAAACCAAACCCTAAACACAGAAGAAGATTCCTTAAAGAAGTAAAAACATGGGGAGTCAATGAAGCTAAGTGGAAGGCAGCGGAAGCATATTGTGAGTACAAGGGGTGGAAATGGCAAATAATAACAGAGGACACTTTGATAACTAAATAGTTATATTATGGCTACAGTAGACGAATCCTATTTGGATAAATTAAAAGACGCAATAAGAACTAATCAAGTTGCCGCCAGAGCAAAAGCTGCGGGTAACTGGTTCCGTTCTATTGTTAATAGAACAAAAGGTCAATTTTCTAATGAAACACCACAGAAAATACTTCAACGTTCAGAAAATTTGACTGCAACGAGTGTACTAGGAAAAATGTATTTCTATTCTTATAATCCTAAGTGGAAAGACAAACTTGCTTGGTATGATACTTTTCCTTTAGTTTTTCCTATTGAAAAATATCCTGATGGATTTCTAGGACTTAATTTTCACTATTTAAGCCCAAAAGATAGAGCAATATTGATGGATCAACTTAAGGGTTTTGCCAATAATAAGAAATATGATGAAACTACTAAATTAAGATTATCATATAATATGTTAAGAGGTTTTACTAAGTATAAAAGAGCAAGACCAACAGTACATAGATATCTAACAAGTAAAGTTAATTCTAAATTTGTTCTTGTTAATGCAGATGAATGGGAAGTTGCACTTTTTCTACCTGTTGAAAGATTTAAAAAGGCAAGTAAAAAACAAGTATGGTCACATAGTGGAACAATGTTTTAAA